CCTGTATTTTTTAAAGTCTTTAAAGCATGGTAAGCAATAGCACAACTCATAACACCGTCATCGTGAAAACCCTTTGGCGCTGAGTATTTTATGCTACGTGTCTTTTGTGAGTACTCATAAGTAAACACATCAAATTCCTTTTTAAGCCAATCTAAATCTAATATACTAAATTCTTTGTTTTGGACCGCCACTTGTAAACCCTCAATAATATCCTGCTTACTTTTTGAGGTGGTGTAAAATGGCTCTACTCGGTTGTACCTTGCTCTTATTTGCTCATAAAGAACATCGCCAATACTATTTACCTCAACATAGCACATAGCGTTCCATTTAGTTAAATGTGGCATTAAATCGTTTATAATGTTTGACCAAGTGTTATGCCGCCACCTATTACAATAAACGGTTTGACCTTTAGAATTAAGAACAGTTAAAACGGTGTAGTCATCTGCCCTACCTAAATCTATTCCTGCATAGTATTGCTCAGCTCCACTTGGTGAATCATTAACTACTACGCCAACAAACACACCCGTGCCACCGTCTATAAACTCAGCTAAGTATTCCTGCCTAAATACATTTTCAGGAAGTGTTAGCCTAGCGTCATCTATTTCAGTTGGGTTAATTAATGGATTGTCATAAGAGGTCATTGTAAATGACTTGTAATTATCATTTACACCGTCTAAAGAATGTATTTTATAGAAATGGTTTTTACCAAAAGGAGTTGAAAGGAATAATACTTTTTGACCTCTAACTAAAACGGTTGCTCTAAATACAGAAGTCCAAGCGTCTTCAGGTTGGAATGCAAACTCATCCATAATAAGAAAGTCGAATGTTTCACCCCTTGCACTATCGTAACTTTCTGCTGAATAAAAATTTAAAGATGAATTGTTATGACCTATTAAAATTAGATCGGTTTTGTTTTTATCTTTAAATACGTTTTGATTGTTTGAAAATGCTGAATCAATATCTTTAAATACTTTCTTACATTGTTTATACACAGGACTAACCCAGCCTATTTTACAATTAGGTACGTTAAAGAACCAATGTAAGGATTGATTGATACCAAGTAAAGATTTGCCAAACTGCCTACCAATATTAAGAGCATAGTATTTGTAATGCTCTTCATTAATACTACGGTGTATCTTCGCCTGATTCTCGTGTGGACTGTATAACTTTACTACCAAACTCTGCTTTGATTTCTATATTAGTATTCTCATTCTTAGCTTCGACCTTATCAGTCATGCCTAATTTATTCTTTGCATAGAATATACCTTTGCCCTCATTTGCAACAATATCAACGGCTAAAGAACAAAATAAATCGTCTATCTTTTTTATAGTGTTACTTTTTTGCTCACAATCGCCTTTTAACCACTCGTAATAAGTCTTCCTAGCAATTGTATCACCCAAGTTCATTGGAAGCCATATATTCAAAAAGAACGCTATTGTAGGTATATGCCTTTCCCTTTGGTTAACTATCTTTCCGCTACCTGTTGCCACTTCTTTAGAATGGTTTAAACATACCTCAACATATTTTTGAGCGTATTCTGGTAGGCTTGTTATAAATTCTTCACTCTTTGCCATTCTGTTTGGTGTTCGTAAATATCCTGCATTAGTTTAAACATACAATTATCTCGCCTAAAATATGTGAGTTTGCTACATCACAAGGTAGCGTCATTTTACTAAAGTCTATCATCTTAAAAAATTATAGTTACTAATTACTTCATCTAAGATAAGGTTTTTATTTGACTTATCCCAACAATTTAATAAAAAGTTACAGTCTGCCACCGGGTCGGTAGTAAAGCATCCAAAGCGTAAACCATCTATTAAGGTAGTTCTTATTAATCCTTGCGCTCCATCTGTATAACAATGCGTTGGTTTTTGTGCTATTCTAATAGAACCGTCTAATAGTTTTTGTTGCCCCACAATCATATCATAATCATTTTGATACTTTTTAAATATATCATAAGTGTTATGGTTAAAGGTTGTATCGTCATCTAAACCAAAAAAGAAACCATCTTCTAAATTGTCTAAGGCTTTGTTAACTTTTTTGCCCACACCGCTAAGGTCATCAATACAATCAACTGTTAAGTATGGAATATTATATGCTTGGCATTCTTTAATAAGTATCTCTCTATGTTTGGCTATAACAACAATCCAATTTATATCTTCATAGTCGGGTATTGAATCGGCTACTTTCTTAATCATTCCACTACGGAATAAAGGTGTAAATATATTTAATTTCATTTTATTAATTCTATTAGTTCGTGTACATAATCAACTTCGGTATCTTTACACGTTGTTCTGCCACCTGTATAAGTTCCATAACCGTGCATTAATACTACATCGCCTTTAGTCCAACAAGCTCTGCCAAACCAAGTATCTAAATTACCAGTTCTTTCAAAACCTAACTTTAAAAGCTCTTCTTCTGTTATCTCAATCATTCGTATATCCATTGTTGAGTTTCGGGAGTCCACATCGAATAACATGGGTGAGCAGAAATATGACCAGTAAAGTCAAAGCACTTCATGTCTTCGCCGTTAACATAACCAATCCACCCTTCAGCATCATGCCTATTAAATACTGGTGGTGCTAACATTTTACGTACGTGAGATAATGAAGTCCACCAGAATGTACCTCCAAAGAAAGGACTACCTCTATGTTCTACTGAGTGATGTGAAGGACGCATCCAATGTTGACCAACTGCATCAAAGCCCTCGTTTAATTTTTGTACTGCCGTTTGCCATTGCCCAACGTTGTAATAAGTCATTGACCTGCGCCATGATTGATTAGGTTGTTCAGGACGTGATGAGCCTTTAGAGTGAGCGTATAACACATAACCATCATTTGACTGTGCAAATTCATACATAGGTATTTGAGTAACTTGCTCCCATCCTGTATCGGATGTTGCTATCACATCAAAATTAATACGTTCATTGATTAGGTATTGAATAACGGTTGTACGGTTATGGTCCGCACCAACTATTCCAATACGGAACGCTGCTAAGTTATCAATAAGCCCCCATTTACGTAGGGCTTTAATATGTTCGCTAACTGGCTCTAACCATTGTCCGTCTGCGTATATGTGGTAATAGTGGTATAGTTTCATTTGTTGTGAAATTTGTTTTTACAATTAGCTTTATGAATAATACAAACACCGCCACTAGTTCTAGTTGTAGAATATAAAATATATTCGCAACTATCTATTTCTATTGTCATGGTTTGACTTTTCTCATAGCTAACCCTGTATTCAGATACTTGACCTCTTTCGCATGAGGTTAGAGTTATTAAAACTGCTAATACTTTAAATATACTTTTCATATAATTCTTTACGTTTATCAGTTAGCAAATTTAATGAATATTTTTTAGTATCCAAACTTAATTGTGCAGCTTTATCTTTTACAATATTAGGATTGTTTAGAATGTATTTTGACCACTCGTAAAAATTACCCCAGTTTAAATCAAAACTATTCTCTTTAGTCATTAGGTGTGAGTATGCAGGTACGTTACTACCCATAAACGCACACCCTTTAAAACCTGCCTCAATCATTTTTAACTCAGATTTACAACTATTAAACTCACCCTCTAATAAAGGCGCAACTGATATATCCATTTCATCATATACCTTTGCAAACTCATAAACAGGTAACGCTCCCACACGCCTGTATGGTTTACTAATACCACTAGGAAACTTATATTTAACTAATCGCAAACAATACTCACGCTCGACTGGCAGCATAGTTTTAAGGTTATCAGTTAACATACGTTCGTAACCAATGTAAACCGACTCTTCACTTCTAATAGCGTTCCAACCTGTTAAGATTACTTGACAGTTACGGTTAAAGTCTGCATCATATAAAGCAGTTTGCACGTCTTTATGAATAGACATAACGTCTGGTATGTGAGTTGTGCCTTGCGTAAATCCGTATCTAATTCGTTTAGAGTTGATGTGATTGTTTTGCCACGTTGGGTCTTCTGTATCAATTCCATTCTCAATAACATAAACTTCTTTATTGTGTTCTTTAATCTTAGTAGCTAATATCTCAGTTGTGCAAATAACAAAGTGAGCAGCTTTAATTGATTCAACAATTAGTTGTGGTTTATTAGTTTCTTTATAATGTTCGTATAACAAATGGTCTTCGGGTAAATCCCAATAGTCATCAAGGTCTAAACCAAAACGAATGCCTAACTTATTAAGAACTTCAATAATTCCGTTGCTATTGTCTATTTCACGACAAAATAAAACTAAGTCAATAGTTTTTAAAAAGTCATCAGGATAAATGTCATTAGGTTTAGAATGCACTATTTCAAAGTCTGGGTTTAAACGTGCTAAAACTTCATGAGGTTTATTCATGCGATAATAAGACACAGCGTTGAACTCTGGCTTGTTGTCTTTAATGTTAAAGCTGTGGATTAGTAGGATTTTCATCAAACGTATGGTGTTTTAAATTAAGTTCTTTCATTCTATGTAAACGGTATCTGTTCGCATCAATTATCAATTCGTTACCACATGATGAGCAAACGTAACCGTTATTAATTACTTTGTAAGCTGCTATTATTTCAGCCATAATACCCTCGCATCCTCTAGGGATAAATAGTTCTTTGGCGTATATTTCAAAAAACTGAGAGTGTTTAACTAACACATCCATTGCCTCGTCTCTGGTCATCTTAATCTATTAAATATTAAACAAATAGTCATTGATAGTAACGAAGTAACACCTGCTATAATTATACAAAACGGTTCGTTATAAGAGTAAATTAAAGCCATCCAAAAGGATAAACACTTTACGCAACTGAATGGGTAAAGGTTTTTAAATCCCGTTGCTATTAATATCCTTTGTGGTATTGTTGAAAGTTCAGCAAACCAAAACGCAAACAAAGCTATGTATAAATAATTAACCATTGATAATATATTTTAGTTTACTTTTTAGTATTTCTTGGTATTCCCTACAACTTTTATAAATAGCACATCTTTTTATTCCAATGTATTGCGAAAATCTACCAGCATTTTTAAATGATTTAATAGCTTCAAAGCCTGCAATGTTATTGTTAGAATGATTATAAACCCTCGCCCGGTATCTTATTTCCATTCTATCGCTGTCACTATCTTTAGCTATTATTTTCTTTGCAGCTTCAAAAACTATATCGGCTGTCGGGTCGTAGTCTTTAGATATTTGATTTATGTAGGTCCTATCAAAATCGAAAGCATCTATGTTTTGTAAAGTATTAGCGTATTCCATTAAATTAGAAGTTGATCCGTCTGTATGTTGTTTAAAAGTGTTTCTCTTTAACCAAATATTCCTAATTGTTTTAATAACAAATGGGCTTAGGTAACCGTCATTGTATGCCTTAACAAAACGATCATCTTTAGTTTCACAAATAGCTAAGATAGTTTCTTGGTATAAGTCTTCAGCTATGTGAGTACGTGGTGACGCTAATTTGTGGCAGTATTTCAAATAACTGTCGTTAGATATTATAACCTCGATTACCTTTTGGTGTGTCATCGGTTTCAAATATACTACTTTATTTTATATTGTAACAAAGTTTTAATAAATAATTCCAAGTATATTTAACATCCCCTACCCAAATATCACAGTCTTTAGTAGGTAGTGAATGTGTTTTAAGGTAGTTTTTAATGATTTGGTGTGCTAGTTGTTGGGTCATATCTAAAATGGGTCTATTTCGTTTTTACCGTTGTTTGTTATTATATCAAGTGGGCTTGTTAGAAAGTTATCATTTTGTTGAAGTTTAGTTTGCACTTGATCGGCACTTATCCAATTTGTAAAGTCTGGCATTCCTTTGTAGTATCTTGTACTGTTTGGTTCATAAGCATAAGAGCAACTTCCCTCTTCGCCCCAATGGCTAAACTTTACTTTTTGTATGTGAATATATGCTAAATTTGCCTCTTTATCTCTATAAACACAAATACCGTTATCTGCTTTATTATAAAAATTAGATGACCCATTTATATCATAAAGGGTAGGTACATCAAAATCTTTACCATTTGTTTTTTTCATCTTAGTTGGGTGAGCAACTAAAAAACAATGAACATTATTAAGTTCACAAAAAGAGGCTAACTCGTCTAAATCTTTACCTATTGCATTTGTACTTCCATCATTTTTATGCTCTAATTTATTCCAAGCATCAATAACAAAATAATCTAAACCGTGCATTAACTTAGTTCTTTTAGCATGATCTAAAATTGATTTTAATGTAAAATCTTTTTCAGGTTTAATAAACCAAATCTTTTTATCTAAATATTTTTTAACAGAGTTAACATCAAGTATTGACATTTTATCGTTACCCATCCAATTTTTACCTACTATCTTTCGTGCTATCTTACTAAAATGAAGTCTTGTTGGTTTATTCTCAGGGGAGTAAAAAGCACCCGACCAGTTGTGATGCCTTCTAAGGTGAACACAAATATTATCAACCCATTCAGATTTACCGTGTGATGGTATTCCTGTAATAATTGATAAGTAACCTTTAACAATATTTAGATTAAACCCATCAATTTTTAGACTAACGCCTTTATCCAATCCATTATAGTAGAGGTCATCAATTTCATCTGACATATCGCTAATGGTGTAAACGCCCTCTAATGGAAACGGTTTAGCCTCGCTAATTGAAACAATAACAGACTGTAAATCATATTTATTTAAACAATCATTAGCATCTTTACAATCTCTAAACTCAACATATTTACATTTTTCTTTACCTATTCGCTCTGCTAAATCTTCACGTAAAGAACGACCGGCAATATCATTATCTAAACAAAGGTAAACTTCAGGGCAGTTAAATATATCCTCGCTAATGTCATCAAAATATTCCATTCTATTATTACCAACACTTGCGCCATTAGGAACGCTTAAAACGTTTTTAAATGAGCATTGCGATAGTGTCATGCAATCTATCTCGCCTTCAACTATGTAAATTCTTTTAGTAAAATCTATTTTATCAAGGTTGTAAAATGTTAATTTAGCATCTTTAATAAGTTTAAATCCTTTGCTGCCAGTTCTAAATTTGGTATTTGTATATTCATTTAGCTTACTAAAATAGTTAAATTGAATGCAGTTAACCTCTTTTTTATCCTGTGGCATCCATTCTAAACCCTCGGTAATTCTAAACTCTGTTAATGTATTTTGGTTTAGTCCCCTTGATTCAAACCACTTAACAACATTTGTACTTAAATTTGTTTGATTTTTCCAAACTGGTTTAATATAGTTTTTAGTTTCAATCTTCTCTTCTTTAAGATAACCAGCCCAATTACAGTTCCAACACTTCCAACAACCTTTATCTAAATTAACTTTTAAACAAGGGTCTGTTTTCTTTTTACGGTCATGAGAACATTTAGGACAAGTTGTTGCAAACTCGCCTTTAGTTTTATTACTTGTTTTAATTCCGTATTTGCTATAATCTTCCATAGTTACATTTTACCAGCGTTCATTAAAAAATCGTGTCTATCTTGCCCTGTTTTTTGTTTATTTAAAACTAACCAATTTTTAAAATGGCTTACAAATTTAGCATAAGTTTGATAAGTTAACTCAGCTTTAGGTTTAAATAATTCAACATATTCTTTAGCTTCAATTATTGTTAATTTATTATTCATTGCTATTCTTTCTAAATCAGATCCGTTTAATAAAGATTTAAAAAATTCATTTATATTATTTTTTACATTTACATTTACAGTATCAGTTACAGTATCAGTTACAGTTACAGCGATAGATGCGATCGGGTGCGATACGGTTTTATCGCTATGCGATGCTATGCGATACTTTGATTGTTCAACAGCCTTTTGCAAACTTAACTCTTTAGAAATCACTTTGTTATATAAATCCAAATGCCATCTTTTTAAATTTCCTAACGCTCCACCATCACCTTTTTTAATTAAACTTTCCTCCCAACTTTCTAAATCTCTTTTAAGTTGTCGCTTAATTGGCTCAAAAGCAATTTCAATTAACAGGTCATCAATGATTGGATTTTGATCATTAACATACCTAAGTAAGTGTTTAAATAACAATCCAGCTTTGTCGTTTGGCATCTTTTCGATAGTGTGAATTAAATCACAATAAAGAACAAATGATTTTTTATTTTCTGCCATGTTTTAAAATGTAAAAAGCCCAAAACTTTGTGCTGGAAGACACGCAGAATTGAGCTTTTTGAGTAATATTTTATTGGTTGCTTCCAGACAACATTGCAAATATAAACAATTACTTTTGATTTTGCAAATAATTTTCATAAAATAATTCAATTTCTTTTGCAATTTTTATTGTGTCATAATAAACACACTTTAACCTTTGTTCGCTTATGTCTATTGGGATTGTTAATGGAGGTTCATTTGCTATTTTTAATTCTTTAGTTCTTTTTATAAATATAACACTTGCGGAATTAACGTGTATTTGATCTTGCTGCCTTATAGATAAAGCGTAATATGGTAATTGAACATACTCTGGTAAAGTGTATTGTATTTCTTTATTGTCTCCACCGGTTTTATAATCTATAATTTCGGTTAAATCAAAAGTACAACTATCTATTCTTCCAGAAATATAAAAATCATCAAAATCTAAAAAACACTTTTTTTCAAATAAATCTAATCTTTTAACAGTCTCTAATATGTTTTTTTCGTCTTTTGTAAATAAAGAATAATCGTTTTTTTCTATTGCATTACCAACTTTTAAACCAAACTTTATGTATTTGTTTTGAAAAAAAGGTTCTTTTAAAATATACTGTTTTGTATATTCTTTTTTGTTTTTTAAAAATAATGCTATTTGAGAATAGGTTAAAAAACTTTTTCCGTTTTTATCTTTAGTTGGTAAATTAATCATTTGATTTATCCTCCCATGCTTTAGAAAACTCTTGATCTTTAAATAAAGCAGCTAATCCAGTTACTTGTTTTAATCTCAATAATTCATCTTTATCCATTCCTATATGTCTTAATATCCAATTATCACTCATTCCACTATCAACTAATTCAGCAACTATATGGCTCATTAAATCAATTGAATGTGACCCCCTAGCTCTATTATGTCTAATAGTAGATGCCATACGATTACTTAAATCTTTTTCAATAACTACTAATGGCAAATAACCCTGCTCTCTTTCAAAAATTCTTTTACTCGTTTTAAGAGTTGTAAATCTATGATAACCATCGACAATCTCATAAACATCATCTTCAGGAATATAATAAGCTACAACTGGCATTGTATAGCCATCTTCCCAAATAGACATTTCAAGTAATTTCATTTCTGGTGGAGCTACTGCATTTGGATTGTAAGCGTTTGCCCTAATTTTATCAACGTGTATTCTTAATACATTATAAACGGGACTTTTAAATTGATTTGTTTCTGTTTCCATATTATTATTTTTTGTTTATTTTTTTTAAATCTTGTAATTTTTTAAACTTAGTCATGCTTTTTTGTTTTAATATATTTTTGTCTTGGGTTCTACCACAACTCATATAAGTTAATCCAAAATCATTTTTCATTATTGTTATACATACAGCCTTCCAATTTGGGCAATGCCTAAAAGGTGTTGAATTTTCTATATTTATTTCATCTACCCAATCCCCTTTTATTTTTATAATTTCATATATATCTTTTTTCTTACATAGTTTACTTATATTTCCAGTTCTCTCTATTTCAACTCCTGCATTTTCAATTTGCTTTATTACTCTTGGATTTCTACCGTATCCTTTATTTTTCCAAACATCTGCAAATCTTTTTAAATGGTAATTAAATTTTTTTTTTGTATCTTCTGGCAAAGTGTCTAGTAAAAATTCAGCATATTGTTTCCATGTAAAGTGATTAGGTTTAGTTATTTTTTTCCAACCCATTGCAGAAGTGCCTCCATATATTCCGCCAAAATTACACCCGTTAACTCTACCAACCATTTTACCCCAATTGTTTGGATCTATTACTTTATATAATTTTAAATTTTCCTGACCAGATAAATGGAATGGACTAGCTACCCTCATTTGGTCTATTGTTAAACCAGCTTGATAATATAAATCGTATATCTTATTATAATCAAATTCAAATTTACTATTACATCTCCATATATCTTCAGTTTGCCAATCGTAAATAGGGTAAAAATTTATAGTATTTTTATCTACTATTTTAGAATAATTTAATCCTTTGTGCATATGTTTTCTATGCTGCGATGTAAATATTCCACGCCTTGTTAAACTTTCTTCTGCTCTAATACCTATTAAAACCGCAGTTTTACCAAAGGTATCTCCATACCAAGTACTAAATTGAATACGCGCATCAAAACCCTTTGTGCCTTTTATAAATTCATAAGGGCAATTATCTTCATTTATTACATAATCATAGTTTGGCATATCTCTTACCCAAATATCTTTTTTATCTTTATCCCAAGGTATCCAACGTGGTTCATACATTGAAACTGAACAAGCGGCAGATATTGGTAAGCATAGCCAATACCTAGCCTTAACATCATTTAATTCAGAAAAAACCCTATCAGCATATTCGTCTGTGTGTCTATAACCAGCTTCATAATCTTCATAATAAAATGATAGCTTATGTAAAAGATTATTTTCTTTTGCGTATTTATATGTTAATGATAACATTACACCGCTATCTTTACCGCAAGAAAATGCAACTAAAACGTTTTCAAAATCTCTAAAAATTATTTCTAATCTTTTGTTTGTAGCTTCTAATACATTCATAAATTTAATTTTAATTGTTTGTTTTTAATATATCTTTGTTCTATTTCTATTCTTTTTAATTCACTATACACTAATGTTTTTTTTCTTGAAAATCCAAGTGTTTCTAAATTATTTTCGTTTTTCATTAATGCAATACATATTTTTCTATAAGATGGAACTATGTTTAATTTTTCTAACTCAATAGGAGCTTCATCTGGTATTCCATATTTATATCCTTTTCTTTCCCAATCTTTAATGTATTTTTTAACTTTTGATTTTGTTCCCATTCTTTGATTATTTTATAAGCTATTTTATCTGCTATATTTCTATTTATTATATCTATTTTATTCCAAGCGTTCATTGTAATATAAAAAGGAACTTTAGCATAAATACAACAAGCGGCTTGACCAATATATGCTATTTTATTTAAACTCATATTTGTTAAATTATGCTCACAAGAATAAACCCATTCATTAATAACTTTTCTCATATAAATTTCAGTTAAATTTGAGTCTGTAAATAATTCAATAACTTTTGAAATTAAATAATTTTTATTTTTAGTATTTGTTGTGCTATAAAATCCACAATTAAAATCCTCCCATTTTTTATAATTGTGGTATATTCTTTCCATAGTTTTATAAATTAAAAAACCCTACACCCCTCGAGTGTGCGCTCTCAGGGAATAGGGTTAATATCTTAGTTAATTTAGATGGTTCGCACAAACCTTAACTTTGACAAAAGTATAAATTTAATTCTAAATTGACACTATCTCAAATGAAATAAATTCATTATTTTTCTTAACTATCTGTTTTTCAATATGTAAAACTTCAATATGCTTATCATTTATGCCATATTTCTTTTGTAAAATATCTAAAAATGGCTTTAAAATGTTATCAATATCACTTGCTTTATTGCTAAATCCTACTATTAAATTAAGCCTGTAAGGTGGCTCAACTATCTTAATCTTTGGCAGGAGTAGTAAAACATCATGCTCATATTGTTTATATAAATTTGTCTTAAATCTTTTCCCTTGCCATGCTTGGTTAACTGACAATGGTTTTATATTTATTTTATGCATAATGTAAAAGTAAACAAAAAATGTTATATTTACACAAATTATAACTTATGGCTTTAAACGGTGAAATTGTAAAAAAGTATTTAAAGAAGTTCCCTAATACTCCAAACCTTACTCTTGCTAAGAAAATCTACAAAGAAAATTCCAAACTGTTCACAAACGTTGATTCAGTAAGAAGTCTTATTAGAAGTTATTTAGGGCAAGCTGGTCAAAAAAATAGAAAACTAATGAAGGATAAAAATATTTATGTAGCACCAAAGCCGCTTAATCCTTTTAATTTGCCAGAAAGTTACTCGAATGATTTTAGTACATACGAAATAAAACAAACCTCAACTTTAGTTATTAGTGATTTACATTTTCCATACCAAAACAATAAAGCTATCGAAACGGCATTACAATATGGTTTAGACAATAAAGTAACCTGCATCCTAATAAATGGAGATCTTATTGACTTTGCAAACATAAGCCGGCACGAAAAGGATTTTAGACACCGTTCTATTAATGATGAATTTATTGCAGTAAGGCAATTTTTACAAAGTCTAAGAGATAATTTTCCAAACGCTAAGATAGTTTATAAGCATGGTAACCATGACGAACGTTGGGAAAAATGGTTATATGTTAAAGCACCTGAGATATTTGATGTTGCCGATTTTCAATTAGAAATACTTTTAAAATTAGGTGAGTTAAAGATTGAAACGGTAAAAGATAAACGCCCAATATCAATCGGTAAATTAACTGTTTTACATGGTCATGAATTGTTTGGAATGGGTGGTGTTAATCCTGCCAGAGCAACTTTTACTAAAACAATGGAAGACACTTTAGTTGGTCACTATCATAGGACAAGTTCACATTCTGAGCCAACAATGAACAATAGATTAATATCTGTTCACTCTCAGGGCTGCTTATGTGATATGAATCCAATGTTCGCTCCCATAAACAAATGGAACTTAGGTTTTAGCCACGTTACTTTAAACCTTAAAAGTGATGAATATTTTATTAAGAACTTAAAAATAGTTAACAATAAAATCTATTAACATGGATAGTCTACAATGGTTCTCAATATCGATAATTCACCCTATAAACTCAGCTTTTAATACGGATGAGGAAATAGACGAGTTAGATAAAATAAGGCTTTTAAATGAAGGTTTATTAGATGACTATGAAACTACAATAGGCTACTTTTGTTTATCTCGAAATACAATTACGCAATTAAACCCAAAGGTATTTATTCCTAAAGGTAAAACTAATAAGAAATATTACACCGAGATAGTCTTTGAGAATGGGGATTTGGTTTATTCACCCGGCAGACCAGAGGTAATTTATTCAAAGTTAAATGAATATTATGAAAGTCTGCCTATTCCAGATGTTGATAATGAGCCACAAATATAGGGTTATTGTGGATAATAATCAACTATTCTTTTAGACCCTGAGCGATACGAAACAGTATAAGATAGCCTATTAAGTCTTTTAGATTATCTTCGTCAAAGCCTTTTAAACCTGCGCTTTTGATACGATTAATTTTATCGTTTGCTCTGGCTGCTATTCCAAATTCAATCATATCTTTTTTAGTTAGTTCCATTGATGGCTTAATAATCCAATCAGGATTAAAAATTGATCCTGCGTAACTGTTATTCTTTTGAATAGCTAAATCGCTAAGGCTTTGATATTCCTTAGCTATTAGTTTGTTTATTTCGTCTGTGGTCATAGGTTTTAAATTTCTTGTTTAATCAATGCACTCGCAGGATGGAGTATGCCAATCTTCAATATCCCAATCTATTTTTAATTGTGATCTATCTGCTTGTATTAACGAAGTCCATGTTTTATTTCTGCCTAACCCTTTTATCTCCATTAACTTTGTAGCGTTTTTCTCCATTGCCATTGCTCTTTCTTTCAATTCATCATCTAAAGCAAGTATTTCATGTTTCTTCATATTTGGGCAAAAAAAACAAGAACTTTTACCGGGCATACTTAAACCAGATTTTAAAATTATTTCAATACATTTTTCCCTATTCCATCCCCATTCTATTAAAGGAAAATAGTTTTCAAAATTTTCATTTGGATTAGCCTTAACTCTTCTTTCTTCTCCAGCATCAAACCCAACCCACATTTGTAGTTTTTCGTTTGGATATTTAGCTTTAAGATATTTTTCTACGGGTGAAATTTTAAATTTTTGGCTACACGTTTTCCAACCAAAAGCAATCGGAGGTACTGTATTATTATTTAAACAATCCTGTTCAAGTGTAAGTTCTTCACCATTTTTTGTTTTATACTTTAATGTTTTGATAGTTGGAAAATTCTTTTCAGATAGCCAAATATTTACCTCTTCAATAATTTTATAAGTTTTAGGTTGTTCTCCGCCCGTATCACTAAATAAAATTTCATCTGGTATTATCTGATTTTTAACCATGTTTATTAAAACAGCTAATGAGTTTGTGCCTCCTCCATATAATTGTATAATCTTCATTCCTTCACTTTTTTACTATCCCTTATAAGAGATATGGTTAAACATATTGGCTTTAGTTTTTTGCCTTTATAAATGACCGTGCTATCATTTAGCACGATCATGTTTGGTAGGATTGGTTTTTCCATTACTTAATTTGTAGGTTATAGTTAGTAATTAACACAGCACCTCTAACTGGTATCTCTGCCTTAATAGCATCTTTAATCGCTATTTTATCGGCTGCCTTAGTTATAGTTGTTTTAACAAAATCTGCATCTAACAAGTCAATATCAGTAACTTCAATAGATTCTGATTTTCTAAAGTTAATCTTTAACAACGGTGTTTTTAATTCCGTTACATCAAACATTTGCATGGCTTGTGTGAGGTTATTTTTAAGTCTATCGATACTATTAACTAAAGGTTTTTTTAATGCCTGTAATCGCTTTATTTCTAAATCAATTAGATCTATATTGCCCTCTAATTCTTTTACAATAAAGCCATAACAAACGCCTTTATTTTGTAATTGTTCTTTAGAAATAGAGAGGGCAGTTTCCTGCTCCTCTGTTATTTCGCCACCTGCATCTATTATAGATTGTACAATGTTTAAATATTCCTGTTCGATTTGGTATAATGCTACTTTCATAATTAATTATTTTTTAATGCTAAATCAATAGCGGTTTGAAATTCTTTTGAGATTGTATATTTTGGTAACGCTTCAATTACCTTGTCTTTATTACCACTTGTAATAGTGTTAATTATAGCTTCAAATTGTTGAGCGTTTAAAGTTGGTTTAACTGGTGCAGGTTTTTGACTATCCGCATCCGCTTCTGTTTCATCAATTAAAAATAAACCATTTAAAGCATATTTTCTAGCATAGCTTGATGCAGTTCCGGTTGCTTGTTCTGGTGACATTCCTTTATGTTCTGCTAATTCTGCAAAGCCACAAGTCCAATTATGATCTTGTCCAATATGAATAGATGCAGTTGCTTTAACAAATAGTTTAGTGCCAACTAATATAACTTCATCAGTTAAACTAAATGTAGCGTTATACTTGTTTAGGATTGGTTTTACAGCTTCTAAAATATCTTCACAACTTCTGTATTTGTATTTACCAAAGCTGTTAAAGTTACCTTTAGGAACTTTTAATTCTGTTTGAATTTTTACTAAGTCTTTCATTATTTCGCTGAGTTAATTAAGGTTAGTAATTCATTAAATTTATTATTAAATTCTTCTTCTGTAATAACAATTCTATCATCATAAAATGCTGATGTTATTGTGTACTTTGTAGTTTCAATACAATAATCGTTTGAGCAATGAGTTAATTTTACCATGTAGTTTTCGCTTAATACTTTGTAATAAAATAAGTCTAAAGGTGCTTTAGAGTAATAAGGAAGTGTTAACTCAATTTCCCTTGTTGTTTCTGTTTTTTCTGTTAATGTAATTTTCATAAGATTGTTTTTAAAAAGAAACCCCCTATTAAGTAAGCTCACCGCCAAGTAAAGCTCACAAAATAGAGGGTTATGTTTTGAATTATTTTTCATCTTGGCGGTGATTAGGTTACAAATGTAAGTATTATTTATTTAACCTACAAATTTATTTTGCTAAAAAGGAAGCGGATCACTATCATTACTACCTACAAAGTTATGATTTTCAGCCTGTACGTTTGGAGCTGGTTTAGTAAATTGACTAACACCTTTTATAGCCCAAGCCTCAATACTATTAAAATACTGAGTTCCTTTAGTTGGGTTTTGATATTCCCTGCCTCGCAAATTTATGCTAACTGTAACCTCATCACCACTTGAATAGCTATTTAATAAGTCACATTTTGCATTAGTAACTTGAATTAATAGATGGTTTGGGTACGGCGTACTTCCGTCTGTCGTTAGTACAAATTCACGCTTTTTAAACTTTTCGCTAATTGTTTGGGTTGCGAATACCTCTTTGATTGTGCCTGTGATTTCCATGTTTGTTTTATTTTATGTTTTGATTTGAATTTATAAATTTAGTTATTTCTCTTGACTTTTCAAAGAACACACATTTATCTGTGTATAAGTCTATGTTGTTAATTACTCGGTAGTCTAGGTTGTTTCTATGAGCTATTAAAGTTTCTATTTGCGAACGATCTAATTTAATAACCATATCCGATTTAGTCATAAAATTATCCTTTTCAATCTCCCTAGTTTGACGTTCTTTAATTAAAGGCTGTACTCCCTCAATTAAAGTAACCATTGCACCATCGCCTACTTTTTTAATCTTAAATTTAACGTTGTATTTTTCCGAGTAATGGTTTGAACTTACTCTGATGTTTTGGCAAACGCCACGTATAAATGTAGCCCTATTAAGTTCTAATTTATCAAAGTTATATTTAGTGTATAGTCTCATTTGTTTTTATTTTTAGTCCATTCATCATATTCATTATCTTTAATCATGTAACTAATAACGCCTAGCGTTACTATGCTTACTACTGCAATCCATATCATTTTCTCATAATGTATTTATGCCACCAATTAGAGATAGCATCGTGAATAATTATACCAATGTGTGGATAACACATAATTGTAATTAGTAGACCTATACCAAATACAAACATAAAGATTAATAACTCTATCATTTCTTTGTGATTTTAAGGTTGTTTTTATTAAGCCAATTTAATAAATTATTTGAATATTCCATTGCCCACTCTTCGCTTGTCTTTTCTGTTACAATAGTAGCCCAATTCCCATGTTCAAAAATAGAAGAGCCGTTTAACTGTAACATTTTACCATCCCATTCAAAGTTATCACTTCCTCTATCTATTGTTGTTTTACAAGTATTATGAATTAAATTACTTCTATCTAATCTTAAGCCATCTTTAAACCCCCTCTTCTTAGCCTCATTTATCAAAGCTGTTTCAACTTCGGATGGGGTGGCTTCTCTTTTAAACTCACTGCGTTCTCTTTTAAACCAAGCGTTATCAATTACCCAATCTTTATATAAAGATATACCATAACTTTTATTGTTTAATTGGTAATTATTAAGAACTCCATTATCTTGTATATACCACTTCCCCACTTCAAACTCAGGCTCAATTTTACTAAGCAATTCTTTTTTAAGCGCATCACATTTTTCGATGATGGTCTGTTTTAATTCTTCGTTGTTTTTCATTTTCTATCAGCGTGTTTAGTTAGTAAATTTATTTCTATTTGATAATTGTTGTATTCTTTTTCTCTTAATAAAGCGTATTCAGATGGGCTAATATATTTACGTTTGTTTTGAGCGTAATGAGTTCCGTTTACTAAATTAAAACCCCATTGTTTAAATTGATTAATCCAATAGCTTTCTGTTTCGTCTATAACTTTTTTGCTATCAGTATTTATAGTTTCCACAACTTCAATTATAGGTCTTACATTTTCAGTTCTAAGTTTCTCAATCCAAAGTAGTTTTTTTAAAGTCCCCTCGCAACCGCTATAATGATTGTCTAATCTAGTCTTTAAATTAGCGCTATATGTTCTGCCAACATATTTAACTTGACCGTCTAACGGACACGTTAACGTATATATTTTATACTCCGTCATATTCAAATCCTTTTATTAATAATTCGTTAGCTATAACCTGAATAGCTACTTTCTTTTTTTTAGCTTTAGCTTTTATCTTATTAATAATAGCTTCATCTAATTGCCATGTAATTTGTTTCTTTGCCATATAGTTGTTTTAAGTTTCTACAAATATACAACATTAAATTGTAATTACAATTATAAAGTTATTAACATTCTAATTGTTTATAACTATAATTATAATTTAACACTTTAAACCAAATTAATTATATATCTTTGACGTATAATTAAAAACCAAACAATATGAAACAAATAACAACAAACCAATTAGCCACTATATTAAGTTACGAAATTGAAAGCTCTAATATAGACCCTCGTAAATGCCTTGAATTTACCATCGAGGATAAAAACAACTTATTTACCGTTTACTTTAAATGGTATGATGGTATTATAACAGATAGCGAAATAGATCCGACCATCGAAAGAGAGCCTAAATATATTGAAGCAGACGACTATTTTAGAATTCATAAAGATGAAAGAATGTATAATTTAAAACAATATATTGAAGATTTTATTAATGGTTCTATTCAATTAGAATATAGCGAAGAGAGGTTTTAAGATGAAATACTTAATACTAATAGTAGCCTTAACAAGTTGCTCTGGCAATTCAAAAGATGTTATTATATTGCAGGCTAAATTAGACCAAGCTAATAAAGATATACTATATTACCGTACGCAATATTTAAAGGCAAACACACAATTAATAGAAATTAAAAGTAAATGCATTTATTGTGCTGAGTAAAACTACTTAACTAAAAGCATCCCACCTAAAACGCCTAGCCCTAAGAAAGCTAGGTTTTTTTATTTTAGTTTGTCTAATAACGTTTGTTTGTCTTTAGAGCCTATTGAACTTCCAAAGTAATAACCTATCACTCCCATTGAAATAGTTGTTAAGCTGCCAATTATACCGCTTACTAATACTTCTTTGTGTGGCTCTAAATCTTTAAATATAATAATGTACCAAAATATAAAGGTACTGCCTAAAACTAATAAGGCTAATATAGGTGTAATGATTTTATTTAATAAAGGTGCTTTATCACTTGTCGCAATATCAATTTCACGCTTACGAGCTGAGTCCATTTCTTTCTGCTCAATATCCATTTGCTTAGTTAATTCAACTTCCATTAACTGAGTGTGTTTATTAGCTTCCTCAATTAGTTTTAATTTAATAGCTTCCTTTTCTTCTTTAGATAAAGTAAACTCATCAACTGTATTGCTAATTGTTTCTATTAACTTAGAGCCACCTCCTGCTAATATGTTTGTTATGAATTTTGGTAAAGGCATATTATGTAATTATTAAAACCATGTTTCTATTTCCACTCATTTTATAACTGATATGCACCCAGCTATAATCGTATTCATTAATTAATTGATCGAAATATAAATTAGCTTTACACCAATCAAATAACTTTTTATTTTCTTCTTTACTTCCTGCGCTAATATCCATTGCCTCACCGGTACAATGTTGTGAAGTTTTAGAACCTTTAACTGCCTTGTTTAGTTTTTCATTTCTAAAGAAACTATTAATTTTAATAGGCTTGCCATACCATTTACGCAAAGGCTCAAAACAAAAGTCTGCCACCTTTTCCATATTATTAAGTTGAGCATTATTAGGTTTGTTATCTATGCCTAATCTTAAAGCTGTTGGGCTTAATATTGCCTCCTCTAATGTTATGTGTTCGGATATATTCATTATTCATCTTCTCCTTTTATTGTTGGACTTGTTGGCAACGTTGCAACTTGCTTAGGAAAACTGTTTACTTTAAAATTAACTTCTAAAGCTGAAATTCTAAAGTCATGCGCTTGAAAAGTTAGATCGCTTTTGCTTTTATAGATTTCAATTTTGTTAGACAAAATAGATAGTTGAGTAAAATAAGCTATTGCGGCCGCAACAATATAAGCAACCTCTTTAAATTCAAATCTTAATTTAGAAACCTCATTCATAATAATATAGTGCTTTGTTTTTCTTTTTATCTTGTAAATCAAATCTTACTCTAATGACTAAAGCACCGCAAGCTGCGCCCCAAATAGTCATGCCCATATCTTTATTAGAATATACGCCCCTATCCATCTTTCTATCCCAAACAACCTCTTTTAATATCCCTGCCGTTGTACCGGCTACAAAGCCCGTTAAAGCACTTAGAAACGGTTTATCAATCATTTGATTAGTAACTTCGGCTGTTAGTACTGTAATTCCAAAACCAGCGTAAAAGTGTTTTGTTTTATCGTCTATCTGCGACTTAACACAAATAGACGATAACAAAAATATTATTAATAATTTACCCACGTTTTTTTAATTCCTCATTTATGAATTTAATGTTAGCTTGTTGGGCTTCAATAGTAGCAAGTGAATCATAAACTAATGCTTTTAATTCAGTTGTAGAATAGTCTTCAATTTTCTTTTGTGTTGGTGTGGTTGCTGCAACCTCTTCAACTTTTTTTAAATCTGTTTTCATGCTGTAAATATAATAAAATTATGCTAGCAATCCGATTGTTCTTAAAGCCCTTACTATTTTTTCAAGTGTGTACCCATCAAAAGTATCATCGTGCTTAACGTTTCCGCCTGTTCCGCTTACAACGGTAGCAGCAGCCACAGCCGTTGTAGGTTGTACTATTGGTGTAGCGTTCCAAAAAGATATTTTTTGAGAAGTTGTTAATCCTACTGTTATTCCTGTATTTAATACTTGCATATTAGTAACATTATTTACTCTAAAATAAGAACCGACTGTGCCACCTACGATTGTGTAAGTAGGATCAAAAACTATATTATAATTTATAGCCGATGGAGTGGCGGCAGTATAAAATGCAGTTAAACTAGCAGGAGCTGAAACATAACCTTGTATCCTAAACGGATTTGTTGTTCCTACCCCATTACCTACTATTCTAATATCCCCATCAAACCCAGCAGCATATCTATTAGTTATACTCGCATTAACTCCTGCTATGGGGCTTTCACAAAACAAATTATAAACATTAGTAGCAGTACTTGCTCCAACAAAACTAACCGTATTAGCTGAGAAGTAATTAAAGTATTGTGTTGCTAAAGCACCTGTTGCCCATTGCTTGTTAGCTCCTGTTACTCTAAAGTTTGGAATGTTAGTACCTAGGGTTTGGTTTGTGTTTGCTACATTTGTAAAAGTAAAGTTAGTAATAGCACCGCTTGATTGTGCTGCATTTGTAAATACTAAATTACCACTTACGCCTGTTATCTGTGGGGTAGTTATATTAGTTGTAAAAGTTGGACTAGTTCCAAAAACTAAACTACCACTTCCTGTTTCGTCGCTTATTACACCTGCTAATTGAGATGAAGTAGTTGCTGCAAATTGACTTAAAGGATTTGATGTTAAAGCATTTCCAACACCGTAAACATTACTATCAACTGTACCATCTGCTTTTAAAAACTGTGATGAAGTTCCGCCTGTTTTAATAAACCCCGTTGTTTCTATTGTTGTTGTTGCAACTTGACCAGCCGTTAATACTTGTTGAATAGTTGGAGTTGACGCACTTACCGTTGGTAAAAAAGACAAGGCACTTAAAGCCGTTACACCATCGCCTAACTTAAATAAGCCAGTCGTATCATGATAGGCAGGCTCACCCGCTTTTAATACCATTGCAGCATTAGCGGTAAACCATGCCGTGTTCTTTGGGTCGTATCTAAATTCTACTGTTGCCATTTATAAAGTTTGAATAATTGTTGCAGGTGCAGGGTCTGTTAATGTTTGTATTATTTCTTGCAATACCTCAACCGTGTAAGTACTATTAGGATTAAGTGTTGCTATTACATTTCCGTTTTGGTCTAAGATTGAAACTAAACCAGCGGTGTTATTATTAGGTGTTAAACAAGTTGAATGGTCATAATGTTGAACTACATTTAATTCAAAGCCCCATCCGCTTACGTCGTCATCGTAAACTGATTGTAAAGGTTCTAATGTTATACTTTCATTTACTGTACAATTATAAATACTTTGTAAATCCGATCTAATTTGTGAGAATACTTCCAAAGCTACCTTTTGCATTTCACTCATTAGCACATCCATATTTCTATTGTCTTGGTGTACTAAGTCTAAAAATACAAAAGCAAAAGATGACGAATGTATGTTAATGTCTAATGTAACTGGGTTAACAGTAACACCCATTAAAGGGTATGTTATTTCATTAGCAGCCCCAAACTCAGGCACTCTATCAAACAAAAAAGTACCACTACTTAGTTGGTTGTGGTTTGTTTGTTTGTCTTTGAATAACTGTTTTAGTTGGTTTTGGCTTAACATTTGCTTTCTCGAATTGTTCTAATTTCTTAATATGTTCTTTTTTGATTCCCATTATTTATATAAATATTTATAACAATCATCACAGTCATTATCATCAATCATAATGCCGCTAGTAAAGTTGTTTCTATTAGGCATTATCTCATCACGCTCTACGTTGCTAATGTATAAAGGATAGCTACTAACATATCTGTTTAAATAGTTAGTTACTCTTTGTGCGTAAATCTCAGCTTTGTTTTTAGACCTATCCATTAAGAATTGAATCTCTGATAAGTCAGCAGCAGATGAATTTTCGCTATTCTTAATCATTACGCCTTTATTCATTAGCCTATACTTCATATCCGGCATAGCTTCCATTTTAGCATAGTGTAACATACAAGGCACAACTAAATCTAATAACGTTTGGTTTAAAGCAGTTACCGTTGAGGTGGTAACTTGGTTTAATACTTCGTTATATAAATTAGTTCCAAGTAAAGGAATAATATAAAAGTCTTGCACCTCTTGTAAAATTGGTGTTAAGATGGTCATATCAACATTTTTATTTATGTTGGTATATTCCTTTAGATAGTTTTCTGATATTAATAAACTTGCCATATTATTTATAAAGCCATTTAAAGCCGCCTGCAGTCTTTCTAACTAAAGAACCGTTTGCAACTTGTGATATACTTCTGTAATCTATTCCTGTTAATCTACCATCTTCCCTTGTTGATAGAAATACGTTAACTATATTATCGTTTTTATCTACTTGATAAACCGTCTTTTTTAAAGGACTTTTAACAAAAGAATTTAATTTTTGTTCTGCAGTATAAATTTTATTTTTTTTACTTGGTGGTGTATTCCCACCGCTATTCATGTTTAAAAGATTGATTCCATTTTTACTGTATAAATCAATATATTCCGATTCAATAAATTCTGCTAAATCTCTATCTTCAACTTCTTTTAAAACATTCATTTTTATATCAAAACCATTTGATAAAACGGATTGTATTTTATTGTATTTGCTTTTATTAGACTTGCAAATTAAATGGTCTTTAAGTCTTTTTTTAGGATTAGCAGTTACCCCTACATAAAATATAGAGTTATCCTTAGTGTCTGTTAAATTATATATCGTATTCATATTACTTCTTTTTAGTTCTAGACTTTGTAATCGCCAACCAGATATGCCTGCAGTATTTAGTAGTTTTACCTCCATCTTTTTTAGGCTCGGAATACCAACCCCCCCTAAACGACCAAGCATCGTCTCCAAAGGCATTGCTTATATCATCTATTTGATTACTAGTCCAACTTCTAATTTTACTTAACAAAAGCATTTTTTGACAAAAAACCCTTGACTTTCCGCCGGGTACTAAATCGGGAGCATCTGGTCTTTTTACATATTTGTAAACGGTGTATAGTTCCGTTTCAATAGTTGGTGTGTTAGTTTCTAAACCTTTAGGCGTGATAGTTATTGTATTGTTTATTGTAGATATTAAACCTGCAACAACTAAACTGTTAATTATATTCTTAACCGTTTCAACATCTAATCCTAAAATCTTTGCAGTCTTTTCAGGTGTTGTTTCGGGTGCGCCTTTTAATAAATCTAATACTTGTTTTTCTGTATCCGTTACAAATTTATGTTTTTCAAACTCAAACTTAAAAGCTTCCGTATTATTTTCAAATGAAACAAACTCTTCGCTTATAATTTCATCGTCATTATCTTCTAAACTATTTTTTTCAAATAATTCTAAAACAAAATCAGTCATATCAACCAACTTATCAAACTTACTAAACTGTGCTTCTGGTGTTGCAAATAAAACATTAATATCTTGGTCTGTTAAATTATATGAAGTTTTAAGCTTCCATATAGCTATACTTTTTTCTGTTTTACCGTCCCTTACTGATTTTAATAAGTTTTTTAAATCTCGCCATTGTTTAGCTGGCATTTTTTGAATATGATTATTAACTTGGTTTTCTGGAATGTCTGCCATATCACCATCAACCGTTACTTTATCTTTAATATCAATACCTAACTTTTTAGCGTAATGTTCACGTAAAGTATCTAAATCAAATAGTGATTGTAATAAAGCAGTATCAAAAGGTAAATCAACATTGGCAGGTTGTTTCTGTTTTATTTCTAATAAAGATAAATCAACACCGTTAACGGCTGCCAAATCTTTAATTATGTTTAAGTGTATCTCTTGACGGTGTTCAATATAACTAAACAACCATCTTTCAAACTTTTGTAAATAAATAGTGTTATCGCCAATGTTAACCGAGCCATCAAAAATAGCCGCCAAAGCAGGATCTGTTCTATGGGCTGTAAAGATATTTTGTTGTGAACGTTTGGCAACCTGCTCAAACATTTTATCTAAATCACTTTGTGAAAACGTTGTTAACTCAGCTTTTTGACCGCCTTTGTCAACAAAATTAAACATCATTTTTCCGGTGTTAGAACTACCTTTGAATTTACGGTCAAAGAATTTAGCGTATTTTCTTTGCTCTTCCTGAGTTGGCTCACCGTTAAATAAACTCAACATCGCACTTGCAAACATGCCGTTCTTAAGATGGCTATAATTAAAGTTAGTTATCTCAATATTTGTTTCAATGTCTTGCAAGCCTTGTTGGTAGTTTGGAGCTGGATAAATATTGCCAAATTCCATTGCACTCATTACTTCTGTTTTGTAGTAAAGTATTTGAGTTCCTGTTCTTATGTTAGGGTTAAAAATAGGATATTCAATAAATGATTTATGCTTATGTGCTTGGTCATTTACACATCCATTATCGTCAACCCATTGCTCACAATAGAAAAGAGTTTTACCGTCGGGTGAACGTCTAAATTTGCTAAATTCTTGGTTATAAACCTCAGCTATTTTACCGTTAAAATCGTAAACTATTTGTAAAGCAATACCGTCAAATATTTCAAATGGTGTTACGTTCTTTCTAAATAAAGAGTTCCAATCTTCAAAGCGATTAGCGTGTGATAAGAATTTATCGTATTGCGCTTGTTGTGCTAAAGTTAATTTGCTTTCGTCATAACATAAGCCACGTCCATAAACATGGTCAGCCTTAGCCTTTATAATAGCACCGTGAACAGCATCTCTATTGTATAGTTCTAATAAGTAATTAGGGTGTGAGTTATGCTCACCCCATTGTAGATATTTGCCACCCGACATTTTTCTGATAGCAGGTTGAAACGAGCTATCAAATTCAATTTGTAAAAGGTTACCGACCTGTGTTATATTATTGCCCATTTGTTACGATTGATGTTCTTACATCTTTATAATAAATATTAGTTACTGAGGGTGCTTTCCACCACGCCTTGCCATTTCCAACTTCACCTGTTAACGTTCTAATATCTGTTGTATTTATATTTGCATAATTAAATAAGGCTGCATTAGCCGATTGATAAACGTAAAATGAATAACTACCATAGTCATCAAATAAAACGCTTCCAGTTAACGGTACAGCCGCTCCAACGGTTATAACAAAACGTTGCTTATTATTATCTAAGTTAGTGTAAGTACTTGTACACGCTACTTTACGACCTGTGTTATCATTAATAAATACAAAGACAAATTGAGGATTCCCAATAGTTGAATTTTCCGTTACCGAAATATCAATAGTGTTAGCCCCTGTTATTAATTGCATCATATACTTATTAAATACTAAAAAGTTACAAATGTTACTAAATAAAAAAGCCCACCTTACAGGGTGGGTCTTACATTTATATTTTAAAGAATTAATTAAGCAGGTATCAATAGTAAAGCAGCTAAAGCGTTTGGTACAACGTTTGCAAACGTTCTCTCTTCACCTGTTAACACTATTGTATATCCAGAATCATCATTACCCATTGCACCACTTGCAGCGGTTGCAGTTGTAATTCTCATTCCGAACTCTTGTCCTAATAATCTAAATGCACCGTTCTTATCTTTAACCATCCAAATAGTATCTTGCTTTGCTAACAATAAAATTTGTTGAGCAACTGCAGCTTGTTTCTTTGGAATGTATAAATTTAAAGTAATTGCATTCATTAATGTTCCGTTTGTATTAGCGGTTAACACCTCAGTCTCATTCGCTTTACCATAGTCAAATTCAAAACCCCACATCTTTTTACCTGTTTGTAAAAAAGAAGCTACGTTAGTAATACTACCACTTGCAGCGGTAATAGTTCCTTGTGTATAGTTAGAAAATTCTACGGCATAAACGTTTGTAAGTCCGGGTGAACCATCTCTACAATCTCTTGCTATTCCCGATGTTATCGGGCAACTTGATAATGCCATGTTTTTATATTTTTTTAATTAAGAGGGGTAAACTTAATTACCCCTCAATTTATTTATTTATTTATCTAAACCCCAAGGTAGCGGTATACCCTTGACGGAAAAGCAACTTGTACTCCTAGTTTCCACTCAGCGTGAAACTTTAAGTTTTGATCGTCATCTGATTTCCAAACTTTGAATTTCTCTTCTTCGTTAGCCATGTCAGTTCCAATATACATGTTTTCAGGCTCGATAGCATAGATGTAATTTAAACCAGATAAACCAGCAACTTCAACGATTTCAATGTTTGCACCCTCAGCATACAATTTACTTTCTTCACCTGTTGTATTAAACAAGTTATCAGTACGTAATTTGAAACGGTATGTTGCAGCCATTTGAGGCGACATTAACATTTTGACAGTTGGGTTACCTTGGTAAACGTCATTGTTAGCAATAACTAAAGTAGCTAAACCTTTGATAACAGTACGGCTATTAGCTTCAGACCATGCAGTACCTGAATAAGTACCACCGATTGTAGCAGCTCCAATGATTTTTACAAATCCATCAAAACGATTTAAGTAAGCGTTTGTTGAAGTTGTGTCACCTTGCCATAAAGCAATTTCGATATCTTCTTTAGCTTGTTGCATAGTGTCGTCGATAATTTCTTTGCTATAAGCTAAAGAATCATAATCACCACCTGCAGCTAATTTCTTTTGAGTGAAATACGGCTCTAAGTCACGCTCACACCAAAGCATATCAATTTTAGTTTTACCTACTGTGATAGTACGTTGAGTAATTGTAGTTGAACCAGATGCGTTAAAAGCACATGATTGAGCTTGAAATACACCACGAGTGTTAACCACGTTAATAGTTTCAGACGACTTAATGCCAGTCTGTTTGTTTTTCACTAAGTCCATTGTTGGTGAACCTGAGAAAAGTTTTTGATAAATCAGTTGTTCTGGTTGCTCTACATACGATGGAGCTGTTATTGAATATCCCATTTTATTTTGTTTTTTTTATTTGTTTATATTTATTTGTTTAATCCTAATTTGCTAAACATTTTATCTTGCTTTGAAAAAGAACGCTCAGGTGTAACAATAGGGTTAGCCATTGGCGTACTTAGTAAATCAGTAAATGTTTTTGAGAATGTTGCTAAAGTTGCTTTTAACTCTGTATTGTCTTTTTCAACTGCATCAAAACGAGATACTAAAGCAGAGATAGTTTTGTTAGCCAAATCTAATTTAGCGTTAACATCATTAACCGCAGCGTCCATAGCTTCTTGAGTTACAGGTGCAACCGGCTCAACAACTTCAGTAGGTTCGTATTCTAATAATAGACCAGCATCACCAACTGTAATTTCATCACCATTTTCTAATTCATGGTCACCAGCAGGAGCAGGAAGCTCACCATCGGGAGTTACAACAGTTACGATTGTTTCGTTAGGGATTGGCATTGGTGTTGAGTATTTTACTACCGTACCATCTTTTGTTTTTATCTCACCTGCTACAGGCGGAACAGTCTCAGGCTCAGCGTTATTAACTGGCTCAACAACTGGGATTGGTGTTTCAAATTTAAAAGCCTTTGCAAAAGTTTCCTTTTGTTCAGGTGATAAAATTGAGTTTACCAAATCTTTAAATGTTTTTTTATCGTTCATATTTATTAAATACTAAAGATTTATTTTTGTTTACTCTAAAATTACACTTAGCAAGTGGGCGCAAAATTCGTCGCTTAATTCAGTAGCCACACTTTCATAAAAATTACCCTCAACACTAAAGCCTGTGTAAATACCCGTCTTAATATATTCGTCCCAAACGTTCTTATCACCTATGTAAATAAAACCAAACCAAGTACCGTCAACTAAATGTTCTTGCCCTAAAGGCGGATTAACACCCATAGCACGATTAATTATAAACGATTGATATAAATAGCTATCGTTAATCATGCGTGTGTTATCGTGCATTTGATTAACGTTATTGGCGTAACTTAACTTAGCGTGTTTCTTAACTATCTGTTCAATAGTTTTAGATGAGAATTTAACGTTGTATTCCTTTTTGGTTTTCTCGTCTATTCTAGGAATAGCCATGTCGGGGATCATTAAAGCACCTGCTAAAATTTGTCTATCGCCTGTAGGAGCTGCAAAGTTTCCTTTTTGAGAGCCGCAAGTAATACGGATTGTTTTTAATTCTTTGTTAGAACCAAAGGCAAAGTAGCCTTGTTCAATGGCAGGACTATCTACGG